GTGCCTTTATTTGGTCAGCAGTCAAACCCCAATATTTATGACCCTCTTTCCAATTTTTACCTTTCATCATATTATTTATCACTTCATCGGCATTAAAATTAGGAAAATGACTATGGTTCCAAGTTGTTACAGAAGTGTATTTTCCATTTGGGTCTGTTTTTATGGTATATTTATGTCCTTCTTCAAAGAATTGGATATTCAAATCACGAGGATGTCTATTCCTTACAGAAAGAACGTTGGTTAGGATTGGTTTTTCGTTTTTATTCATATTTTATTATTTGTCTTTACTATATTCACAGGTATTAAGTATCATTTTTATTTTGAATTTATTATATTTAATAAATGAATTAAATATAATTTTTATTAGATTAAATAATGGATGATAATATTAAATTAGAAGATAACCCTGAAAATAAAGATGAAGATAAACTACTCGATAAACTACCAAGTAAACTACCAGGTAAACTACCAGGTAAACTACCAGATAAATTAGTAGACGATTTTTATATATTAACTATAAATAATTCTTTATCCACTCCAATTTGTAGAGAAATTATACAACGTTTTGAAAACCAATCTAACAAACGAGAAGGTCAAACAGCACAAGGAATAAATAAATCTATAAAAGTTACATATGATTTTCATTTATCAGAAGATGCCGAGAATTGGAAAGATATTGATAAAGTATTATTTAATGAATTAAATAAAGCACTTTTAAATTATTTTCAAAAAATAAATAAAGATATAGTTATTTTAAATAATCTTGATTTTTCAGATAAAGGTTTTCAAATCCAAAAATATTATAAAAATCAAGGGTTTTACGTATTTCATAATGATTTTTCTATATATAACGAAAATGAAAATAAATTTAGAATTTTAACCTATATTTGGTACCTAAATTCAATTGAAGAAGGTGGTGAAACAGATTTTTATAATAAAGGTATAATTAAGCCTGAAGAAGGTAAATTGGTTTTATTTCCAGCCTGTTGGACTTACCCTCACGCTGGGAGAATGCCAGTTTCTAGTAATAAATATGTAATAACTGGTTGGGTTACTATTTCATATATTTAATTATAATTTTCCAGTATAAATAATAAAATTTACAACACAAAATGGTGGTAAAAAATCACTTCCAGAACCAGTATTAGTGCTATTTCCAGAAAAATCAGTCATATTATTTCCAGTTGCGCTGGTATCAATTTGAGGAACACTTTGTTGATACAAAGATTTACCTTTATCAACATCACAAGTTCCAGTATAAGAATAATAATTTTTTGAATAATTAAAATTATGAGTATGCGCTATGGTATGTGAATGACTTGGTAATTGATTTGAATCCATACTTTTATTTCCACCTGAATACTTACTATTACCTTGATACTGTATATTTATTGTGTCTAATTTTTGAGAACAAATGGGCACTCTACTTGTAAAATCAGGAAGATTAAAATTATTAGCATCACCTCCATAAGTTGAACCGATTACATTTGACAAATCTGGATATACAGTTCTAAGCAAAGTTCTTCCATCACAGAATAACCATCCATTTGGAGGTGTTTTACCAATATACATTTTAACCTCACCTATTAAATTTGAATTAGAGATTACATTTTTTAAATATTGGTTTGTAACTAAATTATTAGAAGAATTAAATATTGACTGATTGCATATCCCATACCCATTTGATTGAATTTCTAAATCACTCATTATTTATATTTATTTATATAATATATAAAAAATATATAAAACTAACTAGTTTTTCCTGTATAAATTATAAAATTTACTACACAAAATGGAGGTAAAAATTCTAGGGGTGTTCCATTTACAGTACCACCTGCGTTTCCTGTAGTTCCTGATGTTTTTTCAGTAGTATTTAAATAATTATTAGTAGCATTATATACAAAATTCCTTATAGCATTACAACCACTTGTTGATATTAAGGAATTATAGGTATTTCCATTTGACAAATTGTTTATATTATAATTATAATTATGTTTATGAGTTAAACCGTGAGCGTGACTAGCTAATTGATTTGAATCCATACTTTTATTTCCACCTTTGTAGGTACTAGCACCTTGATACTGTATATTTATTGGGTCTAATTTTTGAGAACAAATGGGCACTCTACTTGTAAAATCAGGAAGATTAAAATTATTAGCATCACCTCCATAAGTTGAACCGATTACATTTGACAAATCTGGATAATCAGATCTCTTATATGAAGTACCATTACAGAATAACCATCCCTTTGGAAGTGCTGTACCAGCAAAAAATGAAATTTCCCCAACTATATTAATACTAGAATTATTAAAAAAATTTGTAACAAAATTTTTATTTATTAAACAATTATCATTTGGAAAGTTATTTGTAAGAGTAGTACCATAACCAGTAATTTTTAAATTATCAGACATAATTATTTATTTTAGATAAATAATAAAATTTACCTAAAAAACTTTATTATTTCAAATTTACTATACTTTTGTTGTAACATTCTACTCTAATTTACTATAAAACTAATTTATGAACCATAATAAATTATAAAATTTATTACACAAAATGGAGGTAAAAAATCATTTCCATTTCCAGTATTTCCACTAGAATTATTAGGATTATCAGTATTAGTTTTTACTGTATTACTAGTATTTACAGTAAAACCAACTATAGCAGTTACATTTAACCTTGCACCTTTCGCTCCTGCTCTTGTCTCAGCATTATAGGTATTAATTGAAAATGTAACATCATGATTGTGTTCTGGAATTGTATGTGAATGAGAAGTTAATTGTTCGCTAGATATTTTTATATTTCCACCTGAATACTTACTATTACCTTGATACTGTATATTTATTGAGTCTAATTGTTGAGAACAAATTGGTATACTACTAGTCAAATTAGGAAGTAAAAAATTATTTGTAATAGTAGGGTCTTGACCATAATTTGTTCCAATAACATCAAATAAACTCTTATAAGTAGTTTTTGATAAAGATTGTCCATTACAAAATAACCAACCTGATGGTAGCGTTTTTCCACAATACATCTTAATTTGTCCTACAAAAAAGGAATTAGATGAAACATAATTATCTACATATTGTTTAGTAACCAAACAATCTCCATATGGTACATTAGATGGATTAACATTCATATTACCTAATCCAGTTAAATTTAATACTTCACTCATAATAATATTAATAATATTATTAATATTAAATAAAAAAATATACTATTCTAAATTCAAAAAAAACCTTTTTCTTTTAATTTTTCTCTTAACATTTGATTATCCTTTTTCATTTGTTTAATTTCTTTTATCAAAATTGGTATTAATCCAATATAATTTACAGTTTGAAATTCCACTTCGTCTTTTTCTCCAGTCACTAATTCTGGGTAAAATTCTTGTAATTGATCTGCAATCAATCCTAAATCTTGACAATTTGTAATTTTATTTTTATAAGAAACTGGATATAAATTATCCACAGTAAATCTATCATCTAAAGGTTTTACATTCTCCTTAATACGATAATCTGAAGTAATCGTTAATTTTTGTAAAGTTGTTGTGCCATTTGTTGTATTTACATTAAAATAAATAGTACCACCACTACTATCCGTTACAGATAAATTATTCTTTAATGTAGTAGCACCTGTAACTGATAAGGTTGATTTAAGTATAGTAGCACCATTATCTGTTAATCCAGTTACAGTTACAGAACTACTTAAAGTAGTACTACCTGTAACATTTAATGTTCCACCAATTGTAGTTGTGGTAGTTGCACCAACAACTTCAAAATTATTATTTATTTTTGTAAAACCACTAATAGTAGTTGCTCCAGTTAATGCGGTTACGGAAAATTTACTGGTACCACCTGATGAAATAGTAAAATCATTTGTTAAATTTAATGTTCCGGCAATTGAAGTATTTCCATCAGTTGCTGTTATTTGAAATTTATTGTTACCAACTGTTAAATCACCACTTGTGTTTACATAAAAATTATTTCCAATTTTGGCTGAATTTAAGGTAGCCAGTCCAGTTGTAGTTAAAGTACTTAATGATAAATCAGGATTAACAATTAATTTATTATTATTAAAAGTAAGAGAACTTCCATTATCTACTTGTATAGTATCACTTGAACTTGAGAATATTAAACCAGGACCTAATTTTATTTCAACTTGCCTGAATATAACCCATTCTAGTGGAGTAGAACCAACTATAGCTGGACTAGAAGTAGAACCTTGATTTTGGACAAAAATAGTTTTAGCATAAGTAAATCCATAACCTACATATGTTGTTGTAGATGTTACATTATCACCAACTGAGAAATCATCTGCTCTATACCAAGTGTTATAAGAAGGATCGCCAACAATTAAGTTAGCAATATAAATTCCATTTTCTACACTTGGAACAGTATCCGAACCACTAGCTTGATTTTTCACCAAAATTCTATACTCTTGCCCAGGAACTGTAGGAAGAGTATAATCTAATTTATTAAGTTGTGATGTAATATTTCCACTCAAATCTATTTGTCCAGTTGTTGCACAATAACAAGGTCCAGCAATTTTTAGACCACTGGCTAATGTATCTACATAAGATTTTGGAACAAGACCATTTGGATTAGAAGTAATAGTGGATGAAGTCAAAACACCTGAAACTAAATTTAAATTACCTGAAATATCCGTATTTCCATTTGAAGCATTCACGTTGAATTTATTAGTATTCACACTAAAATCACCTACAACGTTTAAGGTGTTAGATATTGTCGTAGCACCACTAACTGATAATTCTGACTGTAGAGTGGTATTGCCACCTACGGTTAAAGTACTGTATAAGGTTGTAGTACTAGTAACACCTAATGTACTTGATAATGTAGTTGCACCATTAACTGATAATTCTGACTGTAGAGTGGTATTGCCACCTACTGTTAAAGTACTGTATAAGGTTGTAGTACTAGTAACACCTAATGTACTTGATAATGTTGTAGCATCAGTAACAGCTAATGTTCCGGCAATTGAAGTATTTCCGTTTGAAGCAGTTATTTCAAATTTATTTGTATTAATTGATAAATCACCATTTGTATTTATATTAAAATTATTTCCAATTTTGGTTGAATTTAAGGTAGCCAGTCCAGATGTAGTTAAAGCAGTTAATGTAGTAATAGTACCAGTTACATTTAATGTATTTGATATTATAGTTTCACCACTAACTTCTAATGTTCCAGCAATTGAAGTATTTCCAGTTGAATCAATCTGAAATTTATTAACGTTAATATAAAAACCATCACCAACTTGTAATGTATTATTTATAACTGCTGAATTTAGTGTAGCAGGTCCAGATGTAGTTAAAGTATTTAAAGAAGTATTTTCACTTACACTCAAAGTAGTTATGGATGCTGAATTTAATGTGGCAAGTCCTGTTGTATTTAAAGTAGTCAAAGATGTTTGACCACTAACTCCTAATGTTCCTGCAACTGAAGTATTTCCACTTGTTGCTGTTACTTGAAATTTATTGGAACCAACTGTTAAATCACTAGTCACTAGTAATGTTTCATTAATTTCTGCTGAATTTAGTGATGCTTTTCCAGATGTCGTTAAAGTATTTAAAGAAGTATTTCCACTTACATCCAAATTAGTAATTATATTTGCCGAATTTAATGTAGCTATTCCAGAAGTAGATAAGTTTGTCAAAGTTAAATTAGAAGAAATATCTAATTGGTTTCCTGTAAATGATAATCCATTACCAGCATAAACACTCAAGATATTATTCTCATATAGTAAACCCTTTCCAACATTCAATTGACTTGAAGATAAAATAGTCCAATTATTTGGGGTTGAACCAATTATTGCTGGTTGAGCATTTGTTCCCTGAGTTTGATAAAATGTAGTGTTTGAATATTGATTTCCATAATTTATAAATGTAGTAGCTGAATTTACATTTGTACCAATATTCATATCAGGTGCTCTATACCAAGTGTTAAAAAAGGGATTAATACTTGGATTACCAGATAAATCAGCAATATAAATTCCATTATCAACACTATTCATTTGTTCTTTAACTAAAATCCTATACTCCTTTCCGGCTGATAGAGAATTTACATCTAAACTACTATATTGTGTATTTACATTTCCATTCAAATTAATTGGTCCAGTTGAAGCACAATAACAAGGTAAAAAAGGTTTTAAACCTTGAGCTAAAGAGTCTACATAAGATTTGGGAACTAGTCCATTTTCCAGAGTGGTTAATGGTCCTGTTAATATTCCGGAAAACAATTGTAATTCATTTTCAAAAGTACCTATTCCATTCACATTTAAGGTGCCATTTATAAATGTATTACCTGATGAATTTACAACATAAAATTTATTAATGCCATTAATATCATTTATGTATAAATTATTTGATAAAGTGCTTATACCTGTTACATTTAGATTTCCTCCGAGTGCTGTAGTTCCTGATGTATTTAAAATTGACAAATTAGAAATACCATTTACAGTTAAATTATTGTTTAGAGTTACTTCATTTGATACACCTAATTTCCCACTTATAGTTGTATCTCCTGATGTAAATAAAGTAGATAAAGAACTATTTCCACTAACAGTCAATATTCCTCCTATAACTGTATTAGAACCATTTACAGTTAAATTTTTTGTTAAGATAGTATCACTAGATACATCTAAAGTTCCACCGACTACTGCATTTCCAGATATTGATAATGTAGATAAAGAAGTACCACCACTAACATTTAAAGTTCCACCAATTGAAGTTTGTGTAGTAGCACCATTTACAATTAAATTACTATTAAAAGTACTGGTTCCGTTATTAATTAAACTATCATTTATAGATATGGAATTAGTGGATAGTCCAGTTGCATTTAGAGAAGATAAAGAAGTAGAACCAGAAACGGTTAAGGTTCCTCCAATCGTTGTGTTTCCAGTAGCTGAAGTAACCAGAAATTTATCATTTATATTTAAATTATTAGAGAGATAAGTTAGACCAGTAACATTTAAGTTACCGCTTATATCTAAATTTCCAGTTGTGGATAGAGTAGTTAATTCCAAATTTGGATTAACAATTAATTGATTACCATTAAATCCTAGACCATTTCCAGCATCCACCTCAATTACATTTTCATTATATATTAAACCTGGACCAACCTGAATATCAATTACTCTGAATTGTATCCATAAAAGAGGTGTTTTTCCAACTATTGCAGGGTCTAGAGAACTTCCTTGATTTTGTACAAAAACGGTTTTTGCATAAAGAGTTCCATAACCCACAAAGGATGAAGTAGAGGTAACATTTTCACCAATTTCCATATTAGGTGCTCTGTACCAAGTATTATATTTAGGTGAATTTAAACTCAAATCAGCAATATAAATTCCATTTTCTACACTTGGTACTGTATCTAAACCTCCTGCTTGATTTTTAACCAAAATTCTATATTGTAATCCAGTTGAAAGAGAGGGAACATCTAAACTACCAATTTGTGTATCAACGGATTCATTTATATTTATATAATTTATAGTGGTACAATAACAAGGTCCAGCAACTTTGATACCAGCAGCAATTTGGTCAACATAAGATTTAGGAACAAGACCATTAGGATTTTGTGTAATTTCTGTATTAGTCAAAACACCAGAAAACATACTAACATTTCCGGCAAACGTAGAACCAGTAGTACTGTTTACGGTTAAATTTCCTGCTGTTATTATATTTCCACTAGAAGATACAATTTGAAATTGAGTAATATTATTATTATTTATAGAAAAATTATTATTCAAAATTGTATTTCCAGTTACATTTAAAGTACCATTTACACTTGTATTTGATGTAGATACTGAAGTTAAAACACTAGAACCAGTTACATTTAAAGTTCCAGATACAGTTGAATTTTTAATAGTAACTGAGTTGAAAGTGGAATTACCTGACCCATTTACAACTAAATTACCAGCAATAGTTGTATCTCCAGATTGAGCAATTACTTTAAAATTATTGATAGTATCATAATTTACATAAAAATCATTTGATAAATAAGTAGTTCCAACCACTTGTAATGTTCCCCCAATATTTGTATTACCATTTAATGCAGTAACAGTAAATTTATTAATATTGTTATTACTTATAATCAAGTCACCAATTGAACTTATATTTAAATTGTTTCCAATTTTTGCCGTACTTAATGTAGTCAAACCTGTTGTAGTTAAAGAATTTAAAGATGTAAAACCAGTTACACTTAGTGTTCCAGTAATAGAAGTATTTCCAGTTGGAGAATCAACCGTAAAAGTATTGGAATTTAAATTTTTAATATTCAAATTACTTGATAAATTAGTTTCTCCAGTTATATCTAAATTACCACTCACTGATAAATCACTTGTTATAGATAATGTCGTTAACGATAAATTTGGATTAACTATTAATTGATTTCCACCACTGAAACCAAGACTACTACCATTATTAACACTCAAAGTATTGGCTATATATGAAATACCTGGTCCTGCTTGAATATTATTTGATGAAAAAATAGACCAAGCAATTGGAGTTATTTCAATAATTGCAGGATTAGCATTTGAACCCTGATTTTGATAAAATGTAGTATTTTTATACAAATTGCCTTCTTCAATAAAAGTAGTAACAGATGTAACAATTGTTCCAATATTCATATCAAGTGCTCTATACCAAGTATTATATTTAGGTGAATTTAAACTCAAATCAGCAATATAAATTCCATTTTCTTTACTTGGTTCTGTGGTTCCGTTATTTGCCTGATTTTTTAATAAAACACGATATTGAAAACCTGTTGGTAAAACAGATTTAATATCTAATTTTCCAAATTGAGTTGTAACAGATGAATTAATATTTATTTGTCCTTTAGTTGTACAATAACAAGCAGCAGTTGGTTTAATTCCATTCAACATAGTATCAACATAAGATTTGGGAACAAGACCATTATTATTTTCAGTTATGATGTCTGTACTTAAAAGTCCAGATTTCATTACGACTTGTTGACTAAATGTTCCAGAACCAGTAACATTTAACTGACCCCCAATTGTTGTATCACTACTAGTTGTCAAAGTTTTTAAATTGGTATTTCCAGATACACCTAGAGTTCCATCGATAGATGTATTATTTGCCGATAATGAATATAATTGTGTATTACCACTTGGAACATTTAAAGTTCCATTTATAGTTGTATTACCATTTGTTCCTAATACCGAAAAATAATTAATACCATTTGAACCCACATATAAATTGGATAAATTGGAAGTACCTGATACAATTAAATTATTTAAATTACTATTATTAATTACACTTAAAGAAGTAACAGAAGTAGAACCTGAATTTAATCCTCCTGATAAATTGCTTTGACCTAGTACATTTAATATTCCTTTCACAGTAGTATCACTTGATGTAATCAAAGTATTTAAATTTGTAATATTATTTGGCACACTTAAAGTACCATTTATTACTGTATTACCACTAGTTCCATTTACTGTAAATTCATTATTAATATTTAAATTTCCATTTAAATTTAATAAATTATTAATTGTAGCGCTATTAGTAGTCAAATTATTCATAGTTAAATCATTTAATGCTAAATTTCCATTAATAGTGGTATTTCCATTTACGACAAGACTATTATTTAAAGTTGTAGCACCATAAACATTTAAATATCCTCCTATTATAGTATTACCTTCTTGAGCCAAAACCTGAAATTTTGTATTATTTATTTGTAAATTATTGGCCAGATTTAATGTATTATTTAAATATGTTGAATCAGACACAGTCAAAGTATTTTTTAAAGCAGTTGCTTGGTCCACATTTAATTGACCTTTTATTGTAACATTTCCACTTGTTATAAGTGAATTCAAATTTAAATTTGGGTTAACAATTAATGCGTTTCCATCAAAAGTAAGACCTTCACCAGCATCTACTTGAATTGTATCCGTATTGTTCAAATACTCTAATCCTTTACCTAGAGTTAAATTAATAACTCTAAATAAAGTCCATTGTATTGCTGTTTGACCAATTATTGCTGGATTATTTATATTACCAACAGTTTGAACAAAAACACTTCTAGCATATTCTGTTCCATAAAAAATAAATGTGGTGGCAGCTGTAACATTTGTCCCATCAACCATATTAGGAGCTCTATACCAAGTATTAAATTTAGGATTAGTACTGGAATTTCCACTTAAATCAGCAATATAAATTCCATTTTGTAAACTAGGATATAAATCAGAACCAGCGTTTTGATTTTTAACCAAAATTCTCAATTGATTTCCAGGAACTAAATCATAATCTAATTTAGGAGTTTGACCTAAAACAGAACCACTTAAATCTATTTCACCAATTGTAGTGCAATAACAAGGACCTGTTATTCTTAAACCACTTGCCACACTATCAATATAAGATTTGGGAACAAGTGCTGATGCGTTATCATTTAAATAAGGTGCTGTTAAATCTCCAGAAAATAAATCAAGATTTTCTTCTATAGTGGCATTTCCTAGAACAGTCAAATCATTATTAATTGTGGCGTCCTTAAAAATATTAATGTTATTTCTAACAATAGCATTATTAGAAACATCCAAATTTCCTGAAATATCAACATTTTTTCCAAAAGCACCATTCGTGGTTACATTTAAATTATTAGTAAAAATATTTTTTGTAACGGTTAAATTATTACCAACACTTAAATTTCCTGAAATATCTACATTTTTACCAAATACACCATTTGTGGCAACATTTAAATTATCAGAAAAAATATTTTTTGTTACGATTAAATCATTCCCAATATTACAATCTTTATCGATTAATTGATTTCCGACAACTACTTGGTCATTTAAAATAACTTGATTACCTCGTACTAGAGAATTATTAGTAACATCTAGAGTATCTATGATTGCTTTATTTAGATTGCTATCTCCTGTGACGTTTAGTTTACCTTTAATTGCTGTATTTTCTGTAACAAATAAATTATTTCTAAAGACACCATCTTTCTCAACATATAATTCTCCTCCGATTAAAGCATTTTCAGAAACATCTAAATTACCTCTAATTATTTTATTACCTGATACATCTTCATTTCCTATCACAGTTAAATCACCTGTAATATTTACATTATTCTGTATATCTAATTCACTTTTAATATCAATTTTTGAATTATTTTCTCCCACTTGACTAGTTACTAACAAAGTATTAGTGGATAAAATATTATTTGAAACTACATTAGAAACATTAGAACGTTGTATACCACCAAATTTTCTGAATGACATATATTTTATATTTAATAATAAATTTTATTTATTGTTAAATTATTCATAATTATTTATTTATAAAATGCCTTTTTCTTTTAATTCTTGAGTGAGTGTTTCTTCTATTAATTTTACTTCTTTGATTTCGTTTATTAAAATAGGGATTAAACCAATATAATTAACACTTTGTAATTTGGTACCGTCTTTTTGTCCTTCCACTAATTGAGGATAATTTTCTTGTACTTCGTGAGCTATTAAACCAATATCTTGTTTTTGAGTATGTGTATTAAAATAGGTAACTGGATTTAAATATTTTACATTAAAAATATTACTATCCAATTGCTGTACATTTTTTTTAATACGATAATCGGATGTTTCTTGAACCGAATTTGCCGTTAAATTATTTGAAATATCTAAGTTACCATTTACATTTATGTTTGGAACTACTAAATTATAAGAATAATCATAATAGTAATAAAAATTATTTTCGTGATAAAATATTTGAGAATTGCTATTTGTTGTTACTAGATTAAATTGTGTAACTGGTTGTGTAATTATATTAAAATTATTAATGGTTCCTAATTCTCCTTGTTCTCCTTGAGGACCAGTAAACCCAGTGGGTCCATATAGACCAGTTGGTCCAGTAGGTCCCTCTTGTCCAGTAAATCCAGTATCACCGGTATAACTATCAAATCCTGTAAATCCAGTTGGTCCTGTATCTCCTGTTGGACTAATTGGTCCTATATGTCCAGTATTTCCGGAAAATCCAGTAAATCCGGTGCTACCTGTTGGTCCTAGTGGTCCTGTAGGTCCTGTTGGACCTGATGAACCTGAAAATCCAGTAAATCCTGTGTTCCCAGTTGTTCCAATGGGTCCGGTAGGTCCTGTAGGTCCAGTATTTCCAGTAAATCCAGTAAATCCAGTAGAACCAGTTCTTCCTGTTGGTCCAATAAATCCTATATTTGATGGACCTATACTACCGGTAGGTCCTGTTGGTCCTAAATTACCGGTTGGTCCAGTAAAACCTGTAAATCCAGAATGACCTAGTCTGGGAATAAATGGTCCAGGAACTCCTATTCTTCCTGTAATTCCAATATTACCAATTGGTCCAGTTGAACCTGTAAATCCTATAAATCCAGTAAAACCTGTTGGTCCAGTAATTCCAGTAAAACCTCTTAGACCAGTTACACCAGTTGGTCCAGTCCTTCCAGTAAAACCAGTTATATTACTTTCAGGACCAGTAAATCCTGAAAATCCAGTAAAACCTGTTGGTCCAGTCCTTCCAGTAAAACCTGTTGGTCCTGTTTGTCCAGTAAAACCAGTAAATCCTGTACGTCCTGTTCCATTAAAACCAGTTGGTCCTGTAGTTCCTGTAAATCCTGTTTGTCCAGTTGGACCTGTTGGTCCAGTTGTTCCAGTTCTACCGGTTCGTCCAGTTGGACCAGTAAAACCTGTTGATGAACGAGGACCTGTAAAACCTGTTCTTCCTGTCCTTCCTGTAAATCCTGTTGAACCAGTAAAACCAGTAGAACCAATTGGATATACGGATGAGTATATAATTCTATCAAAAGAATTAGGATTACCATTATTGTCCTGAAAATTAGACATAGATTTAACAGTAAAATAAATAAATTGTGCATCATTGGACATAGCAACATTTGTATAACTTCTAAAATTGCTAAATAATGAGTTTAGTGATAAATTAACTGTAGTTGTATTAAAAAACAACCCAAAATTACTTGAACTAAAGATTTGCATTTTTGTTAAATCTCGACCAGCATTATTACTACCTATAACAATATATTCACCTGTAGCAGATATAACAAGTGATGTATATTGTACTTCAACTCCAATAAAACTTAAATTAAAATTATAACTAGTATTATTTATTCTTGAATATTCTGAAAAAGTTGGATTAGATAAATAAATTCCTCCTGTTTTTAAACTATTTAGTGTATATAATAAAACTAAGTTTTGTTCATTAGCACTTATAGCACAATCTGATACTAAAATATTAGAAAAAGCATCACCTACAAAAGGTAAAATAAACCAAGTTAAACCAAAATTACTGGAAAATATAAAGGTATTTATAGGGGTATAATTAGTATTAACATTTCTAGTTGAACTAATATAATATTGAGAAACAGAATATTGATATTGACCTGAATTAGAAATAACTAATTTTGACCAGGTACCAAAAAAACCAGAGACAATAGTAAAACTATTACCATAATTATTGGATGTATAAACAGGTTGAGCATTATTATCTCCTAAAGTAGTATTACCTGGATACCAATAACCAATATTAACATATTTACCACTATAAGATGAAGCTATAGTAATATTACCAAAATTTCCAGAAAGAGAATTTACTGGAGCATCAATAGGATAACTTAATAAACTCCAAGTAACTCCAAAATCGGATGAACGATATAAATTTTTAAATTCTGTAACATACATATATTTACCACTTGCTGAAATAGCTGTACGCATAAATAATTTTGCTGAAGAAGTAAATGGTAATGTAACAGACTGATAATTATTACCATAGTCCGAAGATACAAATATTTCACAATTAGTTAAAAGACTAAAATACGTAGTATCAATACGAGTAAAATTATATCCTGAGCAAGTAAGTACATATTGACCTGAACTAGAAACAGAAATGGAAGATAAACTTTTAGGTGCATAATTTACCGGAGTAAAAGGTGTTTGAGAACTACTTGGAGAAAATGAATTACAAAAATTGGTAACATTTAATCCATAATTAAATATTTGATTAGTTGAATTTAAATCGTAAAATCCAGTTGGTCCAGAAGGTCCTGAGGAACCACTCATCCCTGAAGAACCAGTTAATAAAAGTCCAGTTGGTCCAGTAGGACCAGTAAACCCTGTAAAACCAGTTGGACCAGTAAAACCAGTTGGACCTGTTCTTCCTGTAAAACCAGTAAAACCTGTAAACCCAGTAAAACCAGTAAATCCAGTAAAACCTGTTCTTCCAGTAAACCCAGTAAAACCAGTAAAACCAGTTGGTCCTGTAAAACCGGTAAAACCTGTTCTTCCAGTAAAACCAGTAAATCCAGTAAAACCACTAGGTCCGGTAAAACCAGTTGAACCAGTTGGACCTGTATATCCGGTGCTACCTGTAAAACCAGTTGTTCCTGTGGTTCCTGTATAACCAGAAAAACCAGTTGGTCCAGTTGAACCAGTAAAACCAGTTATAAAACCAGTTGGTCCTGTATAACCAGTAAAACCAGTTGGTCCAGTATATCCAGTAAAACCAGTAGGTCCGGTTGTTCCGCTAAACCCAGTTGGACCTGTATCACCTGTAAAACCAGTAGGTCCAGTTGTTCCTGTAAAACCTGTAAATCCAGTTGGACCAGTTTCACCAGTAAATCCAGTAAATCCACTGGAACCGGTGACATTACTAGTTGGTCCTGTAAATCCGGTTGGACCTGAACAACCGGTTGTTCCAGTAAATCCAGTTGGTCCGGTTGTTCCGCTAAACCCAGTTGGACCTGTATCACCTGTAAAACCAGTAGGTCCAGTTGTTCCTGTAAAACCTGTTGGACCAGTTACGCCAGTAAAACCAGTAAATCCAGTAAATCCGCTGGAACCAGTAATATTACTAGTTGGTCCTGTAAATCCGGTGGGACCTGAACAACCGGTTGTTCCAGTAAATCCAGTTGGTCCTGTTGAACCAGTAAATCCTGTTGGTCCAGTAAATCCTGTAAATCCGGTTGGTCCTGTATTACCTGTATATCCAGTAAAACCAGTTGAACCAGTTGATCCAGTAAAACCTGTAAATCCTGTAAACCCAGTTGATCCAGTAAATCCAGATGTGCCTGTATTACCTGTAAAACCTGTACTTCCTGTAAAACCAGTTGGACCTGTAAAACCTGTAAAACCAGTATTACCGGTTGAACCTGTAAATCCATTAGCTCCGGTATATCCAGAAAATCCAGATGGACCACTTAAACCAGTAAAACCAGTATATCCTGTAAATCCGATTAAACCAGTAAAACCAGTATATCCTGTAGGTCCTATTGACCCAGTAAAACCAGTAAAACCGGTTGGTCCTATTAGTCCAGTAAAACCAGTAAATCCAGTTGGTCCTATTGGTCCTGTTGATCCAGTTGGTCCTGTTGGTCCAGTTGGTCCTGAATATCCTGTGGTTCCTGTATTTCCACTAAACCCTGTATAACTAGTAAATCCAGTTGTTCCAGTAAATCCAGTCTGACCAAATTTATTACTAGACACTCCTTTAAATCCTTCATAACCGCCAATACCTGTCGGACCAGTCATAAATCCTTTAGGTCCAGTAAATCCAGTAGAACCAAAATGACCTATATTTCCTATAAATCCAACATTTCCATCAAAACCACTATGACCTATTGTAATTATAGAATCATTTCCTTTTGGTCCAGTAACGCCAATTATTCCCATGGGACCAAAACGAATTTCACCTATGGGTCCTGTTCTTCCTATATAGGAAATTTGCTTCAAATTTACATTTACACAAGACGATAATAAGGTTTCATTACTTAATTTACATTCCGTATCAGATAAAACTTTAAAGGATATAAAATCATTTTCTAGTACATTTATCGTAAAAGAATTATAAATAGGTAATACATTATTATAATTACTCTGATTAATATTATGTGCGATTTTAATATTAGAATCATTTATATCATTATTATTTAAAGAATACCAAAAATTAATATTAGCATTTTTATTTTCAGATAAAAAAGATAAATTATTATTATTAAAACTTAATTGAATATTTATTTTTACAAAATATGTTCCTGGATTTTTAAAATAAATTTTTGAATTATCTACAATTTCTGTTCCTATTTCATAAATTTTATTTGTTATAGGAATAGTATTTACTTCATTGGTAATTAGATTAAAGTTTGTAGCGTGAAAATATCTCGCTAGATTAGCCGAACCGCCTCCAGTTCCTGTAGGTCCCATAGGTCCAGTATTACCTGTTTCTCCATCAGCACCTTTATTTCCTATATATCCTGTAGAACCAGTTGAATATGTAAATTCAATTATATTTCCAGAAATATCAAAAAAATTACCATTAATGTAAAGATTATCATATATTTTTACATCATTTTCAATATCTAATTCACTATTAATTTCAATTTTACTATTGTTTTCTCCTAATTTATTGGTAACTATAAGTGTTTCTGTAGTTAAAACATTATGACCTACAATATTATATTTATTGTTACGATTTAGGC